ATAGCTGTAAAACTAAGATAAAAGCACCAAATTAAAAAATGGTGCTAATCTTGTTATGACACGCTTAATAATTCCCCACGCGATTTTTAAGCCTTTTCATTAGCACTACAAAAAGCACTCTCTTAGCACAAAATAGCACTTTTCTATGGGCAAGTACTCCTGTCTTGAGAATGAGTTTAAAATCGGATTCCTGAATGGGAAATGGAAAACTGCATCCGCTTTTGCAATTGCGAAAGGTGTTGATCCAAGGAATGGGGTATTTAAAAGAGACTCTGCAGGATGGAAGAAGCAGGCAGAGAGGGAATCAGAATTATTAAACGAAGAGGCAAAGACCAGGGCAACAGAAGAGATACTTGAAGAAAAGGTTGCTGAATTTAGGGGGGTTTTTGCCGATCTTAATGTAGCCGCCGCAAAGATGGCAAAGAAACTTAGGGATATCTCAGAGGGAAAGGACTGTTATGGAAATAAAATACTAAATGATCCTTTTCTTAAAGAGGACAGAGATGGAAACGTGTCGGTTGATTCCAGGGCTATAAAATATCTTCTTGAAGCTGGAAACCTTGCCTGTTTATTATTAAAAAAGACAAATACTGAAGATGATATCCCATTGTCAGCAGAGGCTAAAAACGAGATAACCAAAGCCAAGGAGATCAAAAAGGCACCCGAAACAGAATCAAAACCAGACCCAACCGAAGGACTAACAGAGCAAGAAATCGATCAAAAGATAAAAGAACTGCAACAATAACAATATACAAGAAAATCACTGTTTTTGAGAAAATAGCATTTTGATAACCGAATTAGAGAAGAAAAAGGAAATCTACCGGCTGCTGAGAATTAAAAAGATACTCAGGGCAAGGAAACACTTTTGGGAATTCGAAAAGGTTATTAACCCGACAGCATTCCAAGAAGAATACACCTACCTAATAATCTTAGCCATCTGCCTCCAATCATTTTACACAGATCAACCCGTTTCTCATTTCTCACCCGTACCAATAGAACACCATAGAAAAATCGATTTAGATGGTGGTTCAGTCGATGTCATCATGGAAGAGCAAGAGGGGGGGACTTTCTTCCAGGTCGATCTAAGGGGAACCGATATTTTAATCATTGAATGCCCTCCCCGCCATAAAAAAAGCTATTCCCTGATTAATTTTGAGGACTGGATTTTAGGCAGACAACCCGATCAAATCATTATCACCTGCTCACACAATATCAAAATAGCAAACCGGATGTCTCAATTTGTCCGCAATGGGATATCAGGAACCAGGTTGAGATCAGACCAGATCATTTATTCAGATATTTTTCCCGGAACGGTTTTAAAGTACGGCCAAAAAGCCAAAGAGGAATGGGCAATAGAAGGTCAACATATCAGTTATGTTGCAGGCGGTATTCTATCCGGTATTACTTCAATGGGTGGTAACCTGATCATATTTGACGATCTAATCAAAGGTGCCCTTGAAGCATTCAATGAAAATCATTTAGAGAAAGTATGGGATTCATTGACAGGAACATGGCTATCAAGACTTGAGAAACCAAGAAAACAGGTTTACGTCATGACTCCCTGGGCGAAAGGCGATCCAAGCGACAAAATACAGGAAGGTTCAGCCGATTCCGGCGAAGTCGTAAAACTCTTAAATCTAAAAGCATGGTCAGAAAAGCAAGGCATGTTATGTGATGATGTTTTAGATTCCAGAGCAAACAATATCCTAAAATCAAGACTTAATCCAATGATCTATTCAGCAAATTATCTATCTATCAGGCTGGATATGATCGGGCGTCTTTATACAGAATTTAAGACATACACCCCTAATGAACTTCCAACAAAGTTTGAGGAAGTATTTTCTTACATTGATACAGCTGATGAAGGTAAAGACTTTCTTGACGCTGGAATAGTAGGAATCATCAGAGATAAAGACGAGTTCGGAACAACTATAAAAAAGGCTTACATTTTAGATATCTACGACACTCAAGACGGTATGGAGATAACCGAGCCAATGACAGCTAAGTTTTTGGTAAGAAACCATAAACAAAGTCATATGAATGTCAAAATAGAATCAAACAATGGCGGCAGGGGGTTTTCAAGAAACGTTCAGAGGATACTAAAAACAGAATACGAACAGAAATCAAGTGGAATCTCAATAACATGGTTTCATCAATCCGAGAACAAACAAGCTAGGATCATTTCAGAATCAAATACCGTGATGAAGTATATCTATTTTCCTCATGATTGGGAAACCCGCTGGCCTGAATTCCATAAAAAAATGACCAGGTACATGAAGGAAGGAAAAAACGAATTTGACGACCATGCCGATATGATAACCGGAATCGCTGAGCATATTAACACCGAAAGGACTTCGCTTGATTTCTATCTTGGAAACGCTTGATCAAAAAGTTGACAATCTTTCGAGTCAATTGCAAGATAGAATCTACTGAATCAAATTAAAATTATGAAAAAATATCCTAGAGAAGTAACACCTTTTTTTTGGAAGGAGTGCGACAAATGTAGAAACCAATTCAAAAAAGAGAAAATGTGGTTGTGCATGGGTCCGCCATATGGTTTTTACCAGCATGGAGTAGAAGAAACAAAAAGATATCTGTGCAAAGAGTGCGCTCCCACAAGAGAAATAGCTGAAAAATATATGAATGGTGGATTTATGGGGGAACCTCCAGATTGCAGACCGCCAAAAAGTCCACCTGAACCGGTCATAAGACCGACAAATATAGTTATTTAATATCAAACGATGGTAAACATGACACAATATTACATCGGTGTTAAAATAGTAATAGCATGGCCGGAAGATAAAAACGGAAAGCAGGGATATGCTGTAAGGTATGAAGACGGTTATGAATCATGGTCCCCTGCTGATGTTTTTGAGCGCGCTTATTTTCCGATGGGTAATGATCGCTCAAGGGTGACAGAGCAAATGGTTGAAAGCTTTGTCACTGTACCGACTATCAGAAAGATCGATGAAAAAACAGCCCTTGTCTCTTCTGACCTGATAACCGGTTTTGTTCAACATGAAACATCTTCTTGTGTTGATCCCGCTAATTTCGATGAACAAATTGGAATGGAAATCGGGCTGAAAAGAATTAAAGATAGTGTTTGGAAATGCCTTGGTTTTGTCGTTCAATGGGGACGGTTCGGGTTAAAAAATTAAACTGCAATGTCAAAGAAAAACCGCAAAAAGAAACAGCAGAAAGACTTTTCAATGGACAACGTCCAGTCCCTGGCTTCATCTCCTTCAGGTGGCTGGTCGAACTTTTTCAACAATTTTGGCATTGAGACAGACCCAAATTTCAACACCTCATGGCTTCCGCCTCTTGAGTTCCGCGAACGTGAATTAATAGACCTTCAACAAAACACACTTGTCAGGCGCGCCTTGAATCTTTACTCAGAAGATGGAACCCGGAAAGGATTCAGCCTCACCTCAAAGTCCGACAACGAAAAAGCCAGCGATATCAAGAAGGACATGGACAAGCGTTTCCAATGGCTTGCCCTGGGTGCAAAAATGATAGCAATCTGGAAACTGCATGCTGGTGGCGTAATCTATGCTGATATCGACGACGGCAGAGATCCAGAGGAACCACTCAACGAAAATGCAGTCAGGAAGGTCTACTCATTTCAAACCATCGACCGGTGGAACGCCCATCCACTAACAGCTTATCCGATATTCAGGGAAGAAAAGCCAAATCAACCCATGCATTATCTGATCAATATCCAGGGATTTAGGAATAATGAGTCTTTCAAGTGCCACGAATCACGGTTGATCAGATTCCCATCATATGAAGCCGATAGCGTTATCTCAAACACAGAACGAACCAAACGAAACACCTGGGAAATCCCTTGTGCTCAGATAACCTATGATTCTGTAAAGAATTACGGAATTGGAATGCAGTCAATGTCTTCATTGCTTCAGGGTTTCGTTGAGGATGTTTACAAGGTGGCAAACCTGGACAGCTTTAAGAACCCGCAAGAAATGGCAGCTTATTTGAGACAGGTCAGGTTGTATCGTAATTCACTCAAAGCGACGGCAATAGGAGAAAAAGACGTATTAGAAAAGCTTGCAACCCCTACAGCTGGAATGGGAGAAATAACCAAAGACCAACGGCGTGATATTGGGATGGTTTGGGAAATTCCCGTTCCCATCTTTTTTTCAGAAGAATCCGGTGATTTGGGTGGATCCACACTTGATGTTTCCCGATTGATTTGGGCAGACAAAACAAAATCTAACCAGATCAATAAATACACTCCGATGTTTAGGAGAATGCTTGAACTAACAGCATTAGAAACAAAATGGGATCTTGAAGAGATTGATTTCGATTGGCACAGCATCATTGAGCCGACAGAAATGGAATTGATCGAGATGAAATACAAACAGGCAGATACGGATTCAAAATACTATGCAATGGGAATGCCAGAACAGATGATTTTTGAATCAAGATTCTCAGGAGAAAAAACAAACCTGGATGCAATGAACTATGATGCAGACGAATACGAAAAAGAGCTGAAAGAGCAGGAAGAAAAAGACCTTGAAGAATCACAAAGACAACTTGACGCTTTGCAGAATGCTGGAACTGACCAAGAAAAAGAAACGCCAGCTGCCTAAAATTTGCCTATTTTTACGAACAATGTTCTAATTAAATTATGAAAACAGAAGAAAAAATAGATCAAGAATTCGTTCAACAACTACTTGAAAAACCAGATTGGTCAGGGGTTGATCTATCAGGACGTAAACTTGTCAAGCTGGACTTATCCGGAAAGAACTTTTCCAAATGCGATCTAACCGGAACCAACTTTCTAATGTGCAACTTAGTAGGATGTGACTTCACTTCCTCAAAACTTGATGGAACAGAATTCACCGGGGCGAATCTCCTTTACGCTCATTTCGGTGGAGCAAAGAGAAACGGATTCCAGGTCTCGAAATATGCCTCAATAGTTGTTGGTGATGACTGTGTTTATGCTTTCTTGGTTAAGAATGGAAAAGGCAAAAAAGTCATGATCAACGAACCGAACAAGAAAGAATATGAGTTTTCCAGGTCAACTGCAAAGACTGAAACGGCAATGCTTTATAATTTATTGATGCATGAAAAAGCGTAAATCAACCAAAGCTTGGCAAAAATTCCCGGTGTCAATGACGATCAGATACTACTCTGACATCAAACCAATTGTGTCTAAGCTCAGACGGTTGACGAATGATCTTTTATATCCAAATCTGAAAAATTTTGCAGGAATCCAATACGTCAAAGATTCATCAATGGATGACTCGGTAACCGAAAAGATAGGCAAGCTTTTTCACCGGTTCAGAGTCAATTATTTTGGTCAGGAATACCCGCTTGATGGCGATATCAAAACAGCCGAACTCAGAGGACTAATTCACAAACAGGTCGCACAAACAGCGGTCGCGCTTGCTGGTTTCCACAAACAACGGTTCGATACCAATGCAAATTTCGTGATCGGAGTTGATCCGCTTAAATCCGAACCTTGGTTGAATGCATACCTAAGAGACTGGACGAATAAAAATGTTTTGTTGATCAAAAATATCCCTCTGATGGCAATCGATGAGATGCAACAGGAAGTCATTAAATCGGTCATGAGTGGTAAGTCTACTACTTCATTGAGATGGAATATTCAACAGAAGTTAGGATTAGCAGAGACAAGAGCGCAATTAATAGCCAGGGATCAAACCAATAAGCTCTATGGCACTCTTACAGAGTTACGGTCAAGATTCAACGGCTGGGAGTTTTACGAATGGTCTGGGGTAGGTCCAGGTGGAAATGAAAGACCTGATCACATAAGGCTCAATGGTAAGATTTTCAAGTTTACCGAACCTCCGATCACAGTTACAACTACAAAAAGAGCAGGTGAGCGCAACAATCCAGGACAAGACATTCAATGCCAATGCGTAGCAATCCCAATCTTCAACCGTGAACTAATCATACAACTTGTAAAACAGCCTGACGGCTCCTATGCACTTCCTAAACAACTCGCAGCGTGAGGACTAAATGATTGAACATACCTATACATTCCGGGAACTGACAGCAGAGTATCCTTTTGAGGGTGATCCGAACAAGACTTGGTTCTGTGAGATAAGGGATTCGAATCTTGCAAAAATTGACGGCCAACCCCGTGTCAACTATGTCAAAAACGGTAAAATAAGCATTACCTGTTCACCCAGACAACGGAACGCTCAGCACATCTTGAGATTCACTTCCGGTGCTGAAGAAGTTGACATTGCTGTCAAGAAAATATCAAGGTTTTTCGGGCTTCCCAAAAACCTGCTACCTTTTATTGTCAAAATGCTTCGTCGTGCTGGTTGGGCATTTGTAGGTCTACTTTGTTTAAGTGTCGTTTTTGCTGTGATCAATCACAAATATGATATATCCGGTTTTCTGGATCAATATCAAAAATGGAATGCAGCAAACGGGGCAAGGGTCGTGGGAGAAAAGACAAATGAGGTAATTGATTATTTCAATGATCCTTTTTTCGAATCCGAAGGCGTGAAATACATTGAAGCTCATGAAAAAGTTGATATGAGAAAGATGCTGGCAAGGGCTGATAATGATGTTTATGTTATGAAAAATCTCTTTACCGACAAAGACGATAATCCTATTTTGTTAAGACATGGTGATGCCGTTGACAGGTGCGATGCTCTTGGCGGATTCATCGGTTCATTGCAAATGCAAGGCGAAATCCTACCAAGAAAAACCCTTATCACAGTAAACACGTGGTCCGATGTTCCAGAATGGGCTTCTGATAGTAAAGGATGGGATGATTTTGCAATCAGCGTTAAAGCCGGTCAACTTCCAGATGGTGCTTACAAAGAAAACGGTGTTATTTGGGGAGACGATGGAGACGTTAAAGCCGCTGCCAGGTGTTTTATTTTAAGGAATGCTTTTCTTGAGGCAAGATGATGAAAATATGGGACGAGTTTAAACTCATTTTTAGGAATCCAAGGAAAATACACCGGGTGCTTGCCGTAATTCCGCTTGCAGCACTTCTAAGCCATGCGATTTATCTTAACGAGATTATGCCAAAGGGGGTCCCAGTTGGAAGGGATTATATCATCACGTTAGTGCTTGGATCGATCCTCTATTTCATGACGATTGCCTGGGTGCTTCTTTCCAATGAATCCGATATTGAATTGACTATGCGGTTCATTTGGTGTGCTGCTCTCTCAATATTAGGTCACAGAATCGCTGTAATGAGTGGTGAAGTCGGTGGATCGTGGTACTTTAAAGTCGTGGCATTCTTCGCAATCGGGACATTACTGCTCTTTGTCATCACCGGAAAAACAAAGAATGAACTCAAAATCTGGTTTAATGTAAAACTCAATGAAAAAAGAAACAATCCACCGGCTCAGATTCATGCTGTTTCTAACAAGCCTGATTCTGAGCGCAAAACCTATATTAGCTAGTCCGTTTGTGATTGATCCCGCTGCTATATTACAGGCATGGTGGAGTACAAATCATTGGCCAGGGATAACAGCAGCCGCCTTGTTGACTTCGATGATCGTTGCAAGTTGGAGAATGCCTCCGGTAAAGAATGAAACCAAGGCTATCATGGTATCCGATCTATTCAGGACTTGCCGGTACATAGTCATAGCTTTGCTTTTTATTGAGTTTTATGATTTCATTACATTAGTAGTTCTGAACATAACCGATTTCATTGGAGATCTTTTTTGAAACATCTTGTTATCAATCCATATTCATTTGACGCCTGTAAAGTAGAACGTGACAGGTCTGGTTATGGCCATGCGAGAGTCAAAATGATGAAAGTTGGTAAGTTGAAATATTACGACGAAAACAACAAAGAATATCAAGCTGATATTTCATTAGATGAATTGAAAAAGCTTGAGGGAAACGCCTTTCCCGTTCCAATTACAATAAGACATCCCGAAAAAATGCTTTCCTCAAAGGATGTCTTAAAATATCAACATGGCGTAACCGGTGGAAAATATAAAGTTGAAGATATCGACGGTGAACAATGGCTTACAACTGATGCAGTTCTTTACACAGAGGATGCCATTCGAACTGCGGAATCTGGAAAACTTGGTGTATCTGCCGGATATTGGAGAGAGTCAATTGATATTGACGGAAACAATGTCAAATTCAAAGATATCATACCAAATCATCTTGCAATTGGGGCAATGAATCCAAGGGCAAAAGGGGCTGGTCTCAGCCTTGACGATCAAGGCTCAGACTTTGCAACGGTCTATAGCTTTGATGAACAAACAACACAACCTAAGAGGGTTATAATGGCAAAACGTGTATTAAGTGCCGTCAAGGTCGGAGACTTCTCGCTTGACGAATCTACAGTGGAATACGCTGATGAATCCACGCAGGCAGTTGAAAAACTAGTTGATCGTGAAAAACAGATCATCAAGAACTTTGAAGCTGAGCTGGAAAAAACACAGACTTCAATGGATGATCAAATTGGCGAATTGAAAGCTTTACGTCTGAAGGTTGAAAAACTGGAAACCGAACAGAAAGACATGGTATCAATGGATGAAGTCCAGGGATTGATTGAAGAGCTTTCCGAAGTCAACCGAATCGCTAAAGATTTGGGCGTTGAAGGGAGTTTTAAGACACCGATCGAAGGAAAAAAAGCCATTGTTCATAAGGTTTATGGCAAGGAATCATTCGATGATTCAGACATTCCAGGAGCTTTCAAAACCATCAAAACTAATCCGAAACTGGCACAGGCAGACCTGAAATCAAAAAAAGCCCTCGCCTCAATGGACTCAAACGACCATACCGGGAAAAAGAAAATTCCACTTTCCGAAATTGACGTTCGGACTTTGAAAACCCCAAAGAAAACAGCATAAGGAGCCGTAATTATGGGACAAACATCATATGCAGCTGCAATTACAACCAAGCGGCTCGGAATGCCTGCCGACATGCTGGCAAAACAAAACGGGGATGTCGTTTCCCGTTCGAATGAGCTGGCAACCGGAATCAAACCGGGTTATTTTGTTGTTCAGGGAACTGACCCTGATAAACAGGTTAAAATAGATGATGGTGGCGTAACAGGAGCCGTCATTGAAGGACTTTGTGTTGATCCGAGTATCTTGGAAAGAGCTGTTGGATACAGTTATACGGACGGATTCGGTATTAACAAAACCGTTCCTATTGCAAGATCACACAGGTTTTATGCCTATTGTGAAGAAGCCGCCACAAAAGACGGTACTGTCTATGTCAGATTCAAGGCCGGTACAGGTCCAGCGGTCATCGGTGCATGCCGTACCGATGCAGATGCAACAGGAGGAGTTGGTGAAGATGAAGCCACTTGTGACGCCATTCTCGCAAAATTCGCAGAAAGCACTTCAGCAGCCGGTCCGGTTGCCGTTGAGTTAATGCTCAATCAAATCACTGTATAAGGGGGCTGATAGATGAAAGAACAACCAAGAAGCTTGGCAAAGGAAACAATCGGCCGCTTGAAAGAATCCGGTGAGCTGAGAATTCAGGCCGGGATTGGATCGATGGACGACACAAAGGTGAAAGTCATTGAAGATATGTTGACACGGGTCGATCTTGAAATGGCCGGGATAGATTCCGATCAGTTTTCCGTTGACGATATCCTGGAAGGCGTAACTTTTGCCAAAGAAGATCATTCAATGGATGACAATTCAGCATATACCGCTCGTCAATTGGAAGATTTCGATTACACAAGACGGGATGTTGAATATGCAGATATCGATTATCTTAACTGGTTTCCGGTTATTTCTCCCAAAGTTGGGGCGACCAAGCATACATTTTTTCTTGAAGATATGCAGGGAGAATTCAAGACGATCACAGGAGCTTCAACTGATCTTCCCCTATCTCATATCTCAGGAGAAGAGCACACCGCAAATATCATTATGGGTGGCGGTTCAATCGAGTGGAATCAACAGGAATTGGATTCTGCCAATTTTGGAAATGTTGATGTCCAGGGTAGAAAAGGCCGTTCCATTGTCCGCGCTCATCTGGAATGGTTAGCCGCAAGAATCGTTGTTAGTCAAGACGGTTTGGTAGGATTTGACACTGATGGTATTGACGAAGCCGCACTTGCTGACAGTGTCGTGAACCCTAATACCGTTTCCGGTACTGCTCTCAAATATTGGATCAACAAAGATGGCCGTGAAATCGTTGCTGATCTAATCGGTATGCGTGATGCCATTTATACCGGGACATTAGGGAGGTGGGGTGGAACCACTGTCGATGTTGGTATTGAAGGATCGATGACATCCTTTACCCTCACCATGCCATTGGCTGCTGTATCTGTGCTGTTTAAAAAATACATGCATTCCACAGATGGAGGAACAAGGGAAACCGTTTGGGAATATCTACAAAGCCCAATGGGGAAAATGGCAACTGGAATCACTCGCTATAGGGTTATTCATGGATTTACCAGTGCTTTCAGTTCCAATACTGTTCCCGGGATCATGCTAACTCCTAATGATCCAAACGCATTCAGGTTTTTGCAACCGAAAAGTTTAACACCTCTGCCGGTTCAGTTCAAGAACCTGTCCATGATGATTCCGTTCTACGCTTATTTTGGTGGATTGGAAATCATCCGTAACAAGGCGCTAGTCAAGCGCTACAACGTACAAGCTGCATAATAAGGAAGGGATGGAAAAAACAGTTAAGATTGTATCAAACATCACAGGATCAAAGGGGTATGATATTTATCCCAAAGACCTGAAAGATAAAGATCAGACATCAAAAACGATCACTATCAATCCGGGAGATAATGAAGTCCCGGAAAAAGATTTTGAACTGTTGGTGTTAGATCTCGGATTTAGAGCCATGCTCGAATCCAAGAAATTCGAAACGCTTTCCAGCAAGGAAATCATTGCGGATAAAACCGTCAAAGACCAGAAAAAGCAGACTGAAGATGCTTTGAAAAAGCTCATTGACGACTGCAATAAAAAAATTGCTGATGCGAAAGCAGAATATGACAGTCTTTTGGATCAGGCTTTGAAAGATCATGAGAAAAATGTTCTCAACCTGAAAGAAGACAGGAAGGAAGCAGCTGACAAGGTCAAGGATCTTGAAAAGCAGGTTTCCGACCTTCAATCAGAAAACAAGTCTTTGAAAGTCGATATCAAGAAACTGGAATCAGCAGCTAAAAAGGCTTAATTTATGACAACCGATTTTGAATTGCCTCTTTTGATTGCCTGGGATGATATCATGTCTCGTGCCTATGGCATTAAAGATGATTTCGAAGATTGGGAACAATTTGATAAAGATGCAGTTCTACAATGGGTCCATGATGAGCTTTATGTAGAGGCTGATAAAAACACCAAAGTGAAATTCCCGGATGGTGTAAAACGAGCAACCCCGGGAAGTTCACAATATGCTTTAACGGAAGTAAGAAGACTTCAGATTAATTTAGGTGCCTGGGCTGCTGCATTTTCTAATGATAATCCAGCTGGTACAGGTTCGCTTGCCAGTGTGTCAATCGAAAGCTTTTCAACTACTAACACCATGGCAAAGAATAACGCCCCTTATGATGATCTGAAAAACGCAAACCAATTTGGTACTGTTATCACTGATATTATGAGACAACGTCCAACAGCACATATGCTGATATGAGAAACCAAGAAGATATCGATTTCGGGATGGAGGCTTATCTCAAAGAGCTTGATTCAAAACTGAGCTATGTTGATACTGGTCTGCTTGCAAAAGACAGTAGTCCGGATGCAGGTGGTCTTTCAATTGTTCAGATCGGGACCATTCAGGAATGGGGGATTGATATCAATGTAACTCCTAAAATGCGCAGGTATTTAGGGGCAACCGGTTTGCATCTCAAAAAAAGCACAACCAAAATCAGCATTCCACCACGTTCATTTATGCGGCAAACTTTTGACGAGCAATTGCCTGAACTGCAAGAGCTGGCTGATAGATTGGAACTTGAAACACTGACAAAAAAGAAAACAAGAAGGGAGGCTTTGGCAGAATTGGGCCAAACACATCAAAACAGGATTCAAACAAATATGGCTGACCCTGGAAAATATGAACCCAATCATCCATATACTTTGATGAAGAAAGCGCCAAAAACAACGCCATTGATCGGAAAGACAGCTAGGTTAAGACAAGCCATAAGTCATGAGGTAGGATGAGAGTTGATCCAGCCTTGAGACAATTAGCAAATCAGCTAAAAAGAAAGCTGAAGTATGACCCCGAACGACCCTATAAAATGAGACGGTCAAAAGGAGAACAGGGCAGCCGGGGGAAAGTTGAGTTTGAGCTTTTTACCCTTCGAAATCTTCTTACTCAACCCCTCGGCAAAAAAGAAGTTGATAGAATGGAGGAAGGTCTTAGACACAGAACTTGGAGATTTGGGGCTGTTTTTCAACCAGGTCCGGGTGAGGTTTGGCTCAAAGAAAATGACGAAATATTTTACCAGGATCAATGGTTTGAGGTTAAGAAGCTTAACACATGGCCTATAATTCAATCGGTTAACATGGTAAAGGCAGAATGACAGTTGAAATTGTCCAGGAAACCGATTTTTCGTTGATTGAGGATGCAATTGAATCCTTTGTTTTGTCTGGTTCTGATTTACCAACGGACATTCAGCGGGTATTTTGGTCAGGAAATGATTTTGACAGAAAAAAGCCCTATGCTGTCATTGCTCCAATATCTCAACCATCACAAGGGCAACCTTGGAAACGATTTGAACGGGTAACGGAATTCACTGTCCAAAAAAGGAAAAACACTTACCACCAACCGTTTCAGTGGAATGTACAGGTCAAGTTTTTAACCGATTCTTATGAAGTTGACGGAAAGAATAAAAACCCTATCAGGATGGTTGCATACAGATATGCACAAAACCTGCTTAATAGGGCTTTTCTTCCTCCCGTGAAACAGATTTTGGAAGCTTTGGAAATCGCTTACAATCCGACTTCTGAAGTAATTACACCAAACGTTTTGCCAATAATGGATGACGATAAATACATCCACCAAGCAATAGTTGAATTTGCATTTTTCGGGATGGCAAAGACCGCCACAAAAGACACTGATTATTTCACAACCATCAAAGACCCAACACTATATCTTGAGGGTGAAGCATGACAGAAGAAGACAACAGAGCGGAAGTCACTGTCTCCGTAGATGATACATTCATTACCCGCCCAGGTTTCGGAACGATTGCCATCGTATACAAACATGGTGAGGCTTCTCTTGAAAGAGTAGAAACTTACACGACAAGGGCGGCAGGTTTGGCGGTTTTCCCTCTTTATACCCCGGTTGGTCAATATCTTAATATTTTGTTCAGCCAGGCCAACAAACCGGAAGCAGTTAAGGTCATCTATCAGGCTGCAGCCGAAGATCCTGACGAAGCATTGGACGCTGCACTATTGGTTGACAATGACTTTTACTTTGTGGTTTCCCCTTCCAGGGTTATAGCGGATCAAACAGCAATCGCAGCATGGGCACTTGCAAATGATAGATTTCATGTTTTCACAATGTATGACGCTGATGCTATCACTTCAGCCGAAACAGATATTTTCTCAGTCATCCAGGCCCTTACCAATACCAGATCACTCGGTTATTTTTCAAAAAAAGGTGGAATTGAATTTGCTAATACAGCAATCACGGTTTCTGGAACAACGGCATTAGTGGCGACAAGCACACCTCCCGCTCTTGGTGAAACAGTTGGAATATGGGAATCTGTTGTCGCTGCTTTGAATGGAATTTATACTGTTGAAGCGGTAGATCCGGGTGTTAGTTTTTCAATCACCGTTGCAGCCGGTACAAGTTCAGACGTTGCAGCTTCAAAAGGCTGGTCAAATATGAACTTAATTGATGCAGCTATTTTAGGCGTCATGGCTCCATATGATGCTGGTGCAAGATCATGGGATATGCAGAAATTAAGCGGTGTAACTCCCGATAACCTATCTGATACTGAAAAAACATATCTTGGAAATAAAGGGGCCAACTGGTTTACAACTATCGGCGGAATCAACGTAACCAGCGGAAAGAAGAAGGCTAGCGGTAAAACCCTGGGCGGTCGGTATGCCGATTTTGTACGGGGAATTGATTGGCTTAAAATTAATCTGCAACTTGACGCTGTTGAATTGATGATTGCTGAAGAGGGTGATCTTGGTTACGATGCAGACGGATTCCAGAAAACGCAAACCAAGTTTGAGCTGAGAATGGCAGATGGTATTAACAAAAAAGCACTTACTCAAATTGTTTTAGGGCCTTATGCCGGGTTAGATTATTTTGTTAAAATGCCAACTCTTGCATCAATCCCGGCTGACGATAAGCTTTCAAGGTTCTTGGACGGAATCGAAATTTACGGAGCCTTGAGAAACAAGGTTCAATACATGTCAATCTTACTAACACTGGCGGTTTAATATGACTGTGAAAATATATGCTTCTCAGGATGAAATAACCTACATCACAACATATGATGACAAGGTTTTTCCTCTGCAAGGTAAACCGGACGGAGACTATATCCTGATTGAATTCCAGAACGAGCCTGTTGATTCAGTTGAAGGTGTTGACGAAGAAGTTCAGCATTCAAGGCGCGGTGCATCTATGGCAAACTGGACTCTTACTAATTTATGGGGTTCTGATTGGAATGAATATATGCAACAGGCTTATGACGATCAGAATGAAGGGAATTATCTCAAGAAGATAGAACATAAGAGAATTAACCAGACAACCAACATTTCAGTAGCAGAAGGTCAACGCCCCATGATTAAAAAGATTCCAAACTATCAGCTTGGATCAAAAGCGGCAGATAGGGCCTGGATTGTTGTTGCTGAAAAAACTAAAATGAAAGAAAAACAAACACCGGCTTAATGTGTTCGTCTATCAACCAAATAAATGGCAGGCTGGCCTTGGAATTCCGGGAACACCAGCCTATGTGCAAATCAAAAATTGGCTGTCTATTATTCCGACAAAAAATAGGCAGCAATTCGAATTCAAGAGGGGGATATTTGGCGAACCATTCTTGCAGATGTCAACGGATTCCAGCGAAGATTTTGAAATCAATCTCTTACAGTCTTCTCCGACAATTGAACAATTTTGGAATCTATTTGATTTGCAGAAAACGGGGGTGGTTGGTTTTCCATTCTCGCTGATAGATACTGGTCAAGATTCAAACTTTCCTTTAGCAAAACGTCAGAAAACAATTTATTTCGTATCTTGGTTACCTGAAAAACCAAGAATGGCATTAAATCTAACCTCTACGCCGTGGGTAATTAAAATATCCTGTGCGGCTGGTGGTACAATCTATATATGAAAAATGAAGGGTGAAATAAAAGTTGTAGAAGTTGGAGCAATCGAAATCTATGAACAAGATTCAGAAGGTAAAGACACTGAAGTAGTAAAGGAAAAAATACCTGGTAGAAATTTTGAAATCCAGATCCAGGGGGCAACGGTAGCCCTTGAATTGGATTCAATCTGGATAGAACTACTTGAAAAATCTGGAATTAAGGGGTTGGAAGATGATATTGCAATGAAGATGATGAAAGGCATGAGGGGTGAAATACTGCAGGATATCAAACGGAATATTATCAAATGCGTGTTCACTCCAAAGCTGACAGAATCAACCTATGAGGACCTTGATCCTTCTGATATTTGCAGTCTGTTCGTGAAGATTCATAATCTCCATGTTAACGGTCCGAAAGAAAAAAAAAATTAGCTCAAGAAATATTTTCAGCTCCAATCATGGAGAACCCTGAAAAAATAGTCAGGCTTTCATGGTTGCTAAGGGATGAACATAAATGGCAAGGGGTGTTTTTCGGATTGTTTCACTATTCGATTGTAGAGCGGGAAAAATACTGGTCTTATGAAGATGACGTTGAATTCTTTATTGCATGCCTAATTAAACAGTTGATGCTATGAGTTTTTCAGGAACAGTCAGAGAATTAAAAAACAGAATCACTTTTGATGTAAATAAGGGTTCTGTTGCTAATTACAAATCGGCTTTTTCAGGCATGAAAGCCGATGCCAGTAGCATCATAAAAAAGGCGGGTGCAATAGGAATTGCTTTAACTGTTGCAGGTCAAAAGTTTTACATGGATCAGGAGAAGTCAAAAGCTTCGATTTCATTTTATGCCAAGACCAATCAAGATGCAGCAGAATTACTATCAACAATAAATAGACTCAGGGGTAAAACTGAAATCATATCAGAACGTGACCTATCTAAAGCTCTTGATCTTTTCGGACAAATGAACGTCAAAGCCAAGGACTTTGGAAAACTTTTCCCCCTCTTCCAAGATATAAATATTGCAAATCCTAAACTCGGTGGACTTTCTGGCATAATGGACACCTTCAAGGGTTTTGTCGAAGGAGGGGATTTAGACGCTCTTAGAAAATTTGGTTCTGTGGGTAAGGACATGGCAGAGGCTTTGAGCTTGTCAAATTTTGATGCCTCACAAACGGTCAAGGGTCAACAGAATAGATTTGATATGCTTTTCAACCTGCTTGAACAAAACAAACAGAGATTTTCAAAGCTTGCCAATGAACAACGAGATACAACAACATTCGCTTTTTCAGGACTTACAAAGGAACTATCAGACTTCACCCTCAATTTTGGAAAATCAACAAAACCTGTCAAAGGACTAGTCGAGGCAGTCAGGGATTACATAAAAGAATTAAATAATTCGGGTCCACTTTGGAAAAATATTGAAAATGCATCCGAATTCGTTTCCGATCTGGGAAAATTTATTTTTGGTGATTTGTCATTCATGGAAATGAGAAAGCATCAGAGATCACTTAGCGGAATAGACGACGAGGCAGACCAGGAGAAATTAAATTCTCCTTATGATAGTTCTGGACCTGGAATAGTTGATACTATTATTGGTGGGCTTAAATACGGGATAGGGATAAAAGAAGGTGGATTGTTTGAAGATAAAAAAGAAAACAAAATCAACCTTTCTGGAAATATAACGGTAGAAGGAAAAAACATGGGTGGTTTTGATCCTAGATCGTTACAAGAACAGATAAATAGTACAGTCAAAGAAATGGCAATTGATCCAATTAAAGAATCTCTCAAATACATTTCGGCTTCAAATGGCAGACCTGTTTCACCCGGTGGGGGTATGTAATGGCTGATCTGAGATTTTTGAATCCTATCACTGTTCTTGCAGATATTGGAGGCATTTCAATTGATGTTACCGATCGATTGGAAGAAGATCACGATTCCATTGTCACTGAAAACCCAATTGAAGATGGTAGCCCGACAACTGATCATATCACATTGTTACCAGTAGTCATCAATATTGAGGGTGGTTTCTCTGACTTGGTAATGACCAACTTAACCGGTCCGGCTCTTACAAATGATGCTTTAAAAGGAAGGGCTAAAACACAGTTTGACAGGCTTAAACAGCTTCAAATCAATCGGGATACTTTCTATGTTATGGACGGTTTCCATCTGATAGAAAACATGGTCCTGAAACGGTTGACCCTGAGAAAAGACAAGGAAGGGTTTTTCCTCAATTTTTCAGCAGAATTGAGACAGATTCAAAAGGTCACCATTGATAAAAGAGTTGCCGGTTACGATAAAGGAACCACGGTTGCTTCTGATGCATTCGACCGTAAGAAAATGACAACTCAATTACTTTTATCGGTCGGGACTATATCAACTCAACCATCACTTCAATCAGTGGGGATATTAGCATGAGTCAACTTAATCCGAGGATCGAAGGCGTTGTTTACGAAATTAAGCGGCATTTACACAATCACGAAAGATGGTTCGGAAAAGCCGCTGTTCCTAATGGTGAAATACATGTTGCAGATGAAATGATGCCGGGCATTGCTCCATTCGAAATTGTTTCTGGTGATAATGATTTTGGAGACTGGACACAATTACTTGGAAGCGAAGATACGCCATTCGACCCATTATCAACAGATTATTACAGTCACAGAATACAGATTCACAGCACGAACAGCGTTAAACAATTCACGTTACAGTTTATAATCGGTGAAAGTGCTGATTTTGCTGAAAAAATAGCAGCGAAGAATTATAGTACTGCCCCTTATATTCCATTATCGAATTCCCTTGATTCTGGATTAATTGACATAATGGAAGAACCCGTTCCAAAAAATACAAAATTATGGTGTCGGTTAGGATGTGAAGATTCAGACGCTAAAAAAATATTACTTTATCTTGGAATTTACGAATATAGAGCGCCTACAATATGAGATATACATTCTTAGAGTTAACGACTAAAGAAGTCGTGGGAAGGTTTACAGAAGGTGACACAGTAACAATCAAGGTTTACGATGTTTCAACCGGGTCACTTGTCGCACTTGATGATGATTCCTGTACGCCCCTTGATGATCCAAGGTTTTTCAAGTGGTCCTTTGCAAACCTGACGACTCAGCCGGTTGTTTTAACGAATTATATGTGGATCATGGACAACTCGTCTGTTGATCAGGCTGGGGAAATAGAGGTGGGTGGTTGGGCTGAAAGAATACCTGATCCAATTGGGCCTGCAAATACCTGTAAAATTACGGTTAACCTGTCAGAAATCGACGGAAAACTTTCAACCCCGGATGATGTTTTCGCAGAAAACGAAGACAACACAATAGAGCTTCCAACTGCTTACTATGCCGATTCCAGATATTTCAGAAAAGGGAAATACAAACCTTCATTTGATGGTGTGCCAGGTCAGGCTTATTGGATCATGCCACAAGGGGCAACGGTCAACATAGTGCTTGATTCTTATGGGATCAGTTCAAAAGGTATAGTCGTTCCTTCTGAGGATACCATTGATCTATATACTCTGATAACACCTGCTTAAAATGGCGATACTCGAAATCCAATTGGATATTGATAAATACAGGTCATCATATTTTGAGGTTGAGGCC